GGGTGTGGGCGGCGACCAGCGCGCTGGCCAGGTCAGCGGCCTGCGTGGTGAAGTTGACTTCGTTGTCGCCGAACATGCGACGAACTGCGACGGTGACGAGGTGGGACATTCTTGACTCCTTCTAAAGTTTGCTAACGGGTTTGCCTAAACTGCCCGCATAATTTAGCAGATGCTTTAGCGTACGGTCAAGAAATTTTTCACGATGCTAACGAATACGGGCAAAAGAAAAGCCGCCCCGAAGGCGGCTTTGTTTGCGGATATGTGGCGGTTATCTAAGCCACAGCTCAACGCATTGGACGAGGTTGATGGCTACCATGGCGGCCATCATCCACTGCAGGTGTTTGATGCTGCGGTGGTTCGATTCGGTGGTCGGCGGTGGGTACAACTCGCCGTGCTCAACGAGGTACTTGATACGCTGGCGGATCACTTCTTGCGGCATTGCTTTTCCCTTCCCTACTTCACGAGCCCTATCACTCGGTTAATGAACTTCTCGTCTATCCGGCCGCGCTCTTGCGCGTCCTCGTAGACCATCGCGACCAGCTCGGCAAACTTCGCCGGCTGCATTTTGACTCTCGCTTCTTCAAGCGCTGTCGTCAGCAAGGAAATTATTCTCGCCAGGTCGGCAGTGTCCAGAACAGCAGCACGAGCGGCCGGCACCCCTGGATGGGCGGCATCAAGCCAGCCGGTTGCCAGGTCGAGCTTGGCCTCGATTTGGCGCGCGGTCTTCTCCGTGATGGGCCGGTTGCCGCTGACCATCTGCGACACGTAGGACGGCCCGGTGTAGCCGAGCTGCTTGGCCAGGTTCGTCGGCCCGTCCCACTGCGCCACCAGCGCCTTGAGATTCTTTTTCCGTACGTCGTGGATGTCGGCCACGGGGGTGTGCCTGTTGGAGTAGGTAGCGGACGTTAGCATGCTGCCATTGTGAAAGCAACCGCTAATGCGTGCGTGACTTACCGCAAATCTTTTGCTAACATCCGCTAAACCAATTTAATCAGGGGGTTAGCGAAATGAAGAAAATAGAAGACCGGCGCCGGCCGCAGCCGATGGCCGACGTGTACGCGGTGCGCCGCCACAACCTGCTGCTGCTGGTGGACCAGCACCACGGCCGCAAGCAGCTCGGCGAGGCGCTGGGCTACAGCAACGGCTCGTACATCAGCCAACTGCTCGGCACGCCGCCCAAGCGCCCGCTGACCGAGACCACCGCCCGCAACATCGAGGCCAAGCTGGGCCTGTCCAGCGGTTGGCTCGACATGGTAAGAACCGCGCAGGGTGCGTGATGGGCGCGTGCCTTGAACACCGCGGCGCGCGTCACCGTGCCGGATACGGAAAACTGTATTACGGCGGCAAGATGCAACTGGCGCACCGCGTTGTGTACGCGCTCGTGAACAGCCTGCCGATGGCCGCTATCAGCGGGCTCGTCGTGCGGCACGACTGCGACAACCCGGCTTGCATTAACCCCGAGCACCTATCGCTCGGCACGCAGGCCGACAACATCGCCGACGCCATCGCGCGGGGCCGGGCGCGCCACCGCACGCCCGAAGGCGTGGAACACCACGCCGCGAAGCTGACAGACGAAGTGGTGCGGGCGATCCGGCAATCCACCGAATCCGCCCGAGTCCTGGGCGAACGCTTCGGTGTGAGTAAGGCGACGGTCAAGGATGTGCGAAAGCGCCGGACTTGGCGGCACATCTGAACCGTCGGCGGGCGTTTAGCAACGTGCTGCCTGGAAATTGAGCATAGGAACTTAATTTTCTTGAGGAATTAAGTTTCCGGGGTTACACTTCGCTAAAGTCCGCTAACGTGCGTTAGCGCACAGACAAAAACTAGAAAGCGAGGAACCCGATGGACGACCCCATCTTCCGGCCGCGTGACGCGGCCACCTACCTGGGCATCGGTCTCACGATGCTCTACCAACTGGTGAAGGCCGACAAGCTGCCCCGCCCCATCAAGGTGGGACACCGCGCGAGCGGCTGGCGCCGTTCGGCGCTCAACGAGTACATCAACAGCCGCCAAGCCGCGACAGAAGCGGACGGTGCATGAGTGCTCTTCCGAAAATCGCCCTGTTCCTGTTCGATGTGTCCGGCATCGCGGCGAAGCCGTGGCTGGACGCTGGCTATGAATGCTGGTGCGTGGACATCCAGCACCCGGTTGCGCTCGGCACGGGCGGCATCACGCGCGAGGGCAATCTCGTGAAGGTGCACGCCGACCTGACGCGGCCGTGGCTTCCGCCGTTCGACCGCAGCCGCGTGGCGTTCGTCGCGGCGTTCCCGCCGTGCGACCACCTCGCCGTGTCCGGCTCGCGCTGGTTCAAGGGCAAGGGGCTGCGCGCGCTGTCGCTGTCGGTCGCCATGTTCGCCACGGCGGCCGAGCTGTGCGAGTGGATCGGCGCGCCGTACATCATCGAGAACCCGGTCAGCACGATTTCGTCCTACTGGCGCAAGGCCGATTACATTTTCTCGCCTGACCAGTACACCGGCTACCACACCGACGACAACTACACGAAAACCACGTGCCTGTGGACGGGTAACGGGTTCGTGATGCCGGCGCCGCTGCGCGACGACACGCTCGGGCCGCCGGACGACCGCATCCACAAATGCCCGCCGGGGCCGGAACGCCACAACATCCGCAGCGCGTCGCCGCTGGGATTCTTCCGTGCGGTGTTCGAAGCCAACGCGGTCGAGGCGCTGGTATGAACGCCCGCACCAACATCGTGTACGGCGCCACGCCCGCCGATTGGGACACGCTCACGCTGCTGGCTGGCCTCACCGCCGACCTGCTGCCGGTCGTGTCGAACCCGCACGCCACCATTTCGCCCGATTCCAAGATGAAGGACTTGGGCAAGACGCCGTCGCGGTACAACGGCAGCGGCCACGTGGCCGGCATCGCAAGCTGGACGCAGTACCAGGCCAGCGACAGCGACATCGCGCGTTGGGCCAAGCAGCCGGACTACGGCATCTGTATTCAGACCCGTGACGTGCGCGCGCTGGACGTGGACGTACCGGACCGCGCCCTCGCCACCGCCATTTACGAATTCATCTATCGCCACCTGGACCCGTCGCATGCGTCCGTGAACCCCCCGCTGCCGATGCGCGAGCGGGCCAACAGCGGCAAGTTCCTGCTGGCCTTCCGCCTGGACGGCGAGCGCAGGAAGCGCCGCATGAAGGTCGAGGGCGGCATCATCGAGTTCCTGGGCGATGGGCAGCAGTTCATCGCCGTGGGCACGCACCCGAGCGGCGCGCGGTACGAGTGGGCCGGCGGCCTGCCCGACGACTTCCCGGTGTTGACCATCGAGCAGTTCGACGCGCTGTGGTCCGCGCTGGCCGAGCGCTTCGCCATCGGGCTGGCCATCGACAAGCTCGGCGCGATGCTCGAGCACCTGGACCCGAACAGCGGCTATGACGACTGGCTCAAGGCCGGCATGGCCCTGCACCACGAGACCAGCGGCGACGAGACCGGGCTGGCGCTGTGGGACGACTGGTCGAGCAAGGGCGCGGAATACCCGGGCCACGACGCCTTGGCCGAGAAGTGGGATTCGTTCGGGCGCCACACCGGCAACCAGGTGACGGCGGGATGGCTGCAGCTCACCGCGCGCGCCGCCGGCTGGACCGAGGACGTGTCGGACGACTTCGACGTGGTCGAGGTGAAGGCCGGCAGCGGCGCCAAGACCGAGCCGCCCCCGCTGCCCAGCTTCGTGCGCAACGACAACGGCCAAATCCTCATGACCATGGATAACCTGGTCAAAGCCATCGGCCGCTCGGACATGGTCGGCATGCGGATCGCGTACGACAACTTCCGCGACGAGATCATGTACAGCGAGGACGACGGCGAGAACTGGCTGTCGTTCAAGGACGCCGACTACACGCGCCTGCGCATCGCGCTCGAGCGTTGCGGCTTCCAGCCGCCGAAGAAGGAGAACACGCGCGACGCCGTGCTGCTGGTGGCCGAGCAGAACGCGTTCGACTCGGCCCAGCTTTGGCTGGGCAAACTGGAATGGGATGGAGTGCCGCGCATCGAGCGCTTCATGTCCACCTATTTCAGCGCCGAGGACACGCCGTACACGCGGGCCGTGGGCCGCTATATCTGGACCGCGCTGGCCGGCCGCGTCATCGAGCCGGGTTGCAAGGCCGACATGGCCCCCATCCTCGTGGGCGCGCAGGGCTTGCGCAAATCGTCGGGCGTGGCGGCCATCGCGCCGGCCCCCGAGTTCTTCACCGAAATCAGTTTCGGCGAGAAGGAGGACGACCTGTCCAGGAAGATGCGCGGGCGCCTCGTGGCCGAGCTGGCGGAATTGAAGGGGCTGGCCTCACGCGACTCGGAATCCATCAAGGCGTGGATGACGAAGCGTTACGAGGACTGGACGCCCAAGTATCGCGAATTCAACACGGTGTTCCCGCGGCGCCTGCTGTGCTTCGGCACGACCAACAAGCAGGAATTCCTGGTCGATGAGACCGGCCATCGTCGTTATCTGCCGGTGCGGGTCGGACGCGTGGACGTGGAAGCCATCGGCCGCGACTGCGCCCAGCTATGGGCCGAGGCCCGGGACACGTTCGACCTGGTCGGCGTGGACTACCACGAGGCCGAAACCCTGGCCATTGCCGAGCACGGCGACTACGTGATGAGCGATGAATGGGAGCCGGTCATCAGATCGTGGCTCAAGCGTGAAGACGATATGACCGAGCAAAAACCTGCGGATCGCAAATTCTTGCAGATTCATGAGGTGGCCGAGGGGGCGCTGCGGCTGGACGCAAAAAATTGCAAGCGCGTCGAGGAAATGCGAATCGGCACAGTTTTGCGCGCTTTGGGCTATACGCGCAAACAAATGCGCGTTGACGGCGCGCGGCAGTGGGTCTACGCGAAAGATGAGGACTAAGTGTCACTACCGTCACCAACGTGTCATTACCTAGGTAGTGACACGTAAGTGCTTGATTCTAGGTCGTTATTCGGGGTGTCACTACCGTCACTACCTACTTTGTTTAAAAGTGTATTACGCGTAGTTCAGTGGCTCTAGGAGGTTTATAGAAAATCGGTAGTGACAGGTGGTGACGGTAGTGACAGTAATTTTTTGCAGATTCAGATAACGATAAGGGGTGCGCCATGGGGATGGCTGAAACGGATGTGATGAAACGGCTGGTCGGGGTCAACGACGCAGGGCTGCGCGTGGGCGAGGATCACCAGCGGGCGAAGCTGACCGACGAAGAGGTGGAACGGATGCGCACGCTGCACGAGAAGGAGCACATTGGCTATGGTCGGCTGGCCCGTATGTTCGAACTCTCGAAGCGCACCGTGGCCAAGATTTGCCGATACGAGATGCGCAATCAGTCGGCAACGAGGTACAGGACGATTCGCGTGCGCCGGACCGAGACATGCGAATAACGTGCAAAGTTTTGCAGATTCCTTAGGCCCGCCTCGTGCGGGCTTTTTGTTGTTCGCGTTCCCGGGTTCGCGGGAACCGGGGTGTGCATACCGCGTGCTGTGTTCGCTACCCTGCGCAACACCATGAACCTGAAATTGACCCCTGAAAAAATGACCGCGTTCCTCGCTGCCTTGGCCGAGACTTGCCAAGTTGGCAAGGCCGCTGCCGCAGTGGGCATTTCGCGGTACACGGCCTACATCTGGCGCAAGAACGACCCCGACTTCGCAGCTCGCTGGGACGACGCCATGCGGGCGGGCCTGCTCGTGCTCGAGGACGAAATGCACCGACGCGCCATCGACGGCGTGGCCGAGCCCGTGCTACATCAGGGCCAACCCACCTACCTCACCGAGTACTACACCGACGACGAGGGGGAGAAGCGGCAGCGCGTGCGCGTGGACGAGAACGGCCAGCCCATCCCGATGACCGTGCGCAAGTACAGCGACACGTTGGCCATCTTCCTGGCCAAAGCGCACGACCCGAAGTATCGGGACAACAGCAAGCTGGAACTGTCGGGCCACCTCGCACTCGGCACCATCAGCGACGACGACCTCGAGGCCGAGATTGCCGCGCTGGCTGGCCAGATCGGCCACAGCGCCCTTTCCGCGACCAAGTTGGACCCGACCCACACGGACGAGGCCGAAACGCCGCCAGCGGGCTATACGCAAGCCGATGACTGCGACGACCTCGTATGACCGCAAAGCGCGCGAGCGGCTGCTGTTGCTGCTGCGCGAGAAGGCGCGCCGGTTGCCAATCTGGAAACCGCTGGCCGGGCCGCAGTCGCAGGCCAAGCAGTCGCGCGCTGACATCGTCGGCTACGGTGGCGCTGCGGGCGGCGGCAAGACCGACCTGGCCGCTGGCCTCATCCTGACCGAAGCCGAGCGCGCGCTGTTCATGCGCCGCGAGAAGGCGCAGACCGAGGGTGTCATCCAGCGCCTCACGGAAATCCTCGGCAGCACCGACGGCTTCAACTCGCAAAAATCCATCTGGCGAATCCCGGGCCGCGCGCTGTGCGAGTTCGGTGGCCTGGACAACCCGGGCGACGAACGCAGGTGGCAGGGCCGACCGCACGACCTCAAGGTGTACGACGAGGTCACGGAAATGCGTGAGCAGCAGGTGCGGTTCACGATGGGATGGTGTCGAACGAATAACCCGAAGCTGCACGCCCGCGTGCTCATGACCTTCAACCCGCCCACCACATCCGAGGGCCGGTGGGTCATCGAGTTCTTCGGTCCGTGGCTCGACAAGCAGCACCCGTTGTATCCGACGCCGTCGGGCAGCATGGCCGCGTATCGCAGCTCGCCCGGCGGCCAGGGCGGCAGCAAAGACACGTGGGTGGACAGCGACGGCGTGCCGCTCACGGGTGCGCCCTTCGTGCTGGTCGATGGCCGCGTGGTCTACGACTTCGACCCCGCCGACTACACGCCCGAGCAGATCATCGAGCCCAAGTCCAGGACGTTCATCCCCGCGCGCTTGACGGACAACCCCTACTACATGGCGAGCGGCTACATGTCCACCCTGCAATCCCTTCCCGAGCCGCTGCGCTCGCAAATGCTGTACGGCGACTTCCAGGCCGGCATCAGCGACGACCCGTGGCAGGTCATCCCGACGGCGTGGGTCGATGCCGCCATGGCGCGCTGGAAGCCCAAGGACAAGAAGCCACGCATGGACAGCGTGGGCGTGGACGTGGCGCGCGGCGGCAAGGACAAGACCGTCATCAGCCGCCGGCACGAGGGCATGTGGTTCGATGAACTGCTCATGTACCCGGGCAAGGAAACCCCGGACGGTCCGACCACGGCCAGCCACGTCATCGCCAACAGCCGCGACCGCGCGCCGCAGCACGTGGACGTGATCGGCGTGGGCGCATCCGCTTACGACTTCCTCATCCAGGCCAACCAGCCGGCCATCGGCGTGAACGTGGCCGAGCGCGCAACGCGCAAGGACAAGTCGGGCCGGCTCGGGTTCTCGAACCTGCGCAGCCAACTGTGGTGGGAAATGCGCGAGGCGCTGGACCCGAACAACAACACGGGCATTGCGCTGCCACCCGACAAGGAACTGGCCAAGGAACTGTGCGCGCCCAAGTGGCGCCTGCAGAGCACGACCGTGTACGTCGAGTCGCGCCAGGAAATCATCGAGCGCATCGGCGTGTCGCCGGACCGCGCCACCGCCGTCATCCTCGCGAACATGGATACGCCGACCTGGGACCGCATGCCGGGCGGGGGTGTGCATACCGCAAACGCGCGCGAATACGATCCCTACGCAAATTGAGGGGCCGCGACCTGGTCCCGCCGACTTAGGACCAGACCATCATGTGCGAACCGACTACCATCGCGTACGGCGTTGCCGCCCTCGCTGGCGGCTATGCCGCCGCCAAGGCGATGGCGCCGGACATCCCGACGCCGCAAGCCACGAGCCCGACCGCGCCACCGGCCAAGCAGGCCGCGGGCAAGCAGCCCGACACCAAGGCCATGGGCGCGGCCAACGCGAACGCATCGGGCGTGAACGCCGGCCCGGCGTCCACCTTCCTGACCGGCCCCTCGGGCATCGACCCGTCGCAGCTCACGCTGGGCCGCAATACCCTTTTGGGCCAATAAGGCATGCAGATCATTGAGCGCTGGCTGGCCATCCTCGTAGGGGATAAACAATACTTCACGGGCGAACCGTGCAAGAAGGGTCATGTCGCGCCCCGCCTCGTGTCGAACTGGACGTGCATGGCTTGCCAAGTGCAAAAGGTCAAGGCGTACCAGGCCGCCAACCCGGACAAGGTGCAAACCTACGCAGACCGCAAGGAGTACATGGCGGCGTACCGCGCAAAGCATCGTGACCGCTACCAGCGGGTCATCGCTGTTTGGCGCAGCGAGAACAAGGAAGCGCACAGCGAAGTAATCCGCGCGTGGAAGCAGCGCAATAAGCATCGGTCCGCGTCCTACGAAGCGGCACGCAAAGCGGCCAAGCTGCGCGCGACACCAGTGGGCGCCGACATGGCTGCTATCCGCGAAATCTATGCGCTCGCCGAGTTCATGACGAAGACCACCGGCGAGCAGCACCACGTTGACCACATCGTCCCACTGATGGGCAAAACGGTTTGCGGCTTGCACACCGCCGTAAATCTGCGCGTGGTTACGGCCACGGAAAATCTCAAGAAGAATTGCCACACGTGGCCTGATATGTGGGAGGTCGCCTGATGGCTGAGAACGTCACGCGCAATCAATACCTCGCTCGCTGGTCTGCACTCGACAGCGACTTCACCACGTGGCGTTCGCGGTACGAGGACATTTCCCGCAACATCCTGCCGGTGTCCGGCCGCTTCTTCGCGGGCGAGCGCAACCGCGGCGACAAGACCTTCAACAAGATTTACGACTCCACCGGCACGCAGGCGTTGAAGACGCTGTCGGCGGGCCTCATGGCCGGCATGACCAGCCCGGCCCGGCCCTGGTTCCGGTTGTCCACGTCCGACCCCGCGCTCACGAAGTTCGCCCCGGTCAAGGTGTGGCTGGACGATGTGACGCGCATCCTGCAGGCGATTTTCTCGCGGTCGAACACGTACCGCGCGCTGCACTCCATGTACGGCGAGCTGGGCGCCTACGGCACCGCTGTGTCCATCGTGGCCGAGGACTTCGACACGGTCATCCACCACTACACCCTGACGGCCGGCGAGTATCGCCTGGCCACGAACTACAAGGGCGAAGTGGATTGCATGTATCGCGAATGCGAGAAGACCGTGGCCGAACTGGTCAAGGAATTCGGCCGCGAGAACTGCAGCACCAGCGTGGTGAGCGCGTACGACAGCGGCAAGCTAGACGCAAAGGTGACGATCATCCACGTCATCGAGCCGCGCGCGGACCGCGACCCGACCAAGCGCGACGCGAAGAACATGCCGTGGCGCTCGGTCTACTTCGAGAAGGCCAGCGACAACACGGACAAGGTGCTGCGCGAGTCGGGCTTCAAGATGTTCCGCGTGCTGGCACCCCGCTGGGAAACCTGGGGCGGCGACACGTACGGCATCAGCCCGAGCATGGAAGCGCTGGGCGACATCCGCCAGTTGCAGCACCAGCAGCTTCGCAAGGCGCAGGGCATCGACAAGATGGTGGACCCGCCGCTGATCCTGCCCACGAGTGCGAAGAACGGCATGCACAACTTCCTGCCCGGCGGCACGTCGTACATCGACATGAACGGACCGGGCCAGGTGCAGACCGCCTACAACGTCAACCTGAACCTGTCCTACCTGCTCGAAGACATCCGCGACGTGCGCGACCGTATCAACGGCGTGTTCTACGCGGACCTGTTCAAGATGCTGGCGATGAACGACGCGCAGCGCGGGCAGATGACCGCGACCGAAGTGGCCGAGCGCCACGAGGAAAAGCTGCTGATGCTCGGCCCCGTGCTGGAACGTCAGCACAACGAGCTGCTGGACCCGAAGATCGAACTGACGTTCATGCGCGCGCTCGAGGCGGGCATCCTGCCCGCGCCGCCCGAGGAACTGCACGGGCACGAGCTCAACGTCGAGTTCGTGTCGATTCTCGCGCAGGCGCAGCGCGCCATCGGCACCAACGGCATCGACCGCTTCGTCATGTCGCTGGGCCAGGTCGCCGCCGTCAAGCCCGACGTGCTGGACAAGTTCGACGCCGACGAGTGGGCCGACACGTACAGCGACATGCTCGGCGTGGACCCATCCCTCATCGTGGCCAGCGACAAGGTGGCCATCGTACGCAAGCAGCGCGCGCAGGCGCAGCAGGCCGCCCAGCAGACCGCGATGGCCGAGTCGGCCAGCAAGAGCGCGGCCAACCTGGCCGGCGCCGACACGGGCGGCAAGAACGCGCTGACCGACGTGATGCACAACCTGACCGGATACACCTGACCCATGGCCACCATCGACAACAACCAGGGCGGCCAGGCCGGCAACGTCACCTACACGTGGACGCTGGCCAACGGCGACGACGGCAAGCCCGCCAACCACGCCGGCAGCGGCGACCGCACCGTGCAGGTGTTCGGCACCTTCGGCACGGGCGGCGCGCTCGTCATCGAGGGTTCGCAGAACGGCACGAACTGGAACACGCTGCGCGACGCCTTCGGGCAGAACTTGCAATTTACTGCGGCCGACCTGCGCGCCGTGGCCGAAAGCCCCGTGTACGTGCGCGCACGCGTGGCCAGCGGCGACGGCACCACGAGCTTGACCGCAATCCTTAGCATTCGGAGGTAACACCATGGGTCTGCTCGACCGCTTCTTCAACAAGCCGGCCGCCGATACGCAATCGCTCGTCGTGCCGCAACGTTCCGGCATCCACCACGCCACGCTCGCCGACGCCGGCCTGCGCTCGGGCATGTGGGTCACGGGCCGCGATGCCCCGCTCACCGGCATCCTGACCGGCTGCACGTCCGACGGCGTGGCCGAGGTCACGCTCGTCAAGCCCGACGGCACCACGCAGATGGCGCTCAACGACAAGGACGAGGTGGTGCCGAACATCTGGGCCACATCGGTGGACGCGCTGCGCCAGGCGTACCTGGACGAGATTCCCGAGCCGCGCCGCTCCAATCCCATCACGCTCGCCCGCCTGGGCTACGTTAAAAGGGCCAGCGCATGACGATCATGGTCCCGAACACGGGCGAGGTCATCGCCCTGTCCTATCTCGTGAACAAGGCCGCGCCCGAGAACCTGGTCTACCGCCTGTTCACGAACAACATCACGCCGGCCGAGACCGACACGGCGGCCACCTACACCGAGGCGTCGGGCGCTGGCTACGGCGCCATCACGCTCACGGGCGCGAGCTGGTCGGTATCCGCCGGCAACCCGAGCACCGCGTCGTACGCACAGCAGACGTGGACCTTTACCGGCGCGCTGGGCGCAACCGTCTACGGCTACTACGTGACGCGCGCCACCACGGGCGACCTCGTGCTCGCCGAGACCTTCACGTCGTTCACGCCCGCCGCGAACGGCGACAACATCAAGCTCACCCCGACCATCACCGCAGACTAAGCCATGGCCCTCATCGACATCTACAACGCCGCGAACAACGCTACTTTTCAGGGGCGATGCCTCGTCGCGGCCTGGACGGCCGCACAGGCAATCGTCAACGAATCGCCCGACACGCCGGGCCACGTCAACCGCCTCGACTGGGCCACGCGCGTGCTGCAGGACCGCGCGAACATCACCCCGCGCCAGCTCGCCGTGCAGGTGCTTCGCAACCCGACCATCGCGCAATCGCCCGACACGGCCACCGACGGCGACCTGCAGTTCCAGGTGAATAGCGTGCTGCCCGACATCATCACCATCGGCTGACATGACGACCGCGAAGATTACCCAAGGCACGCGCACGCAGTTGTCGGGCGCTGCCGCTGCGATGAACAGCGCGAGCGGCGCCACGGCCACGTTCGTCACGCTCGGCACCATCACGCACAACAGCAGCGGCAAGGTGCCCCTGGACTGCCTGGTCGAGCTGTCCGTCACCGCGCCGTCCACCGTGGGCGGCGGCAAGATGGTGTGGCTGTTCGCGCAGCCCTCGCTCGACGGCACGAACTTCGGCACCGGCCCGACCAGTGGTACGGCGACCACCGACATGCCGAACCTGCGGCTTATCGGCGGACTGCCGATGAATTCCAACAACACGCTCGAGCGCGACGTGTTCTCACTCGCGGCGGCGTACCGCGGCAACGTGCTGCCCTTCGCCACCCGCCTTATCGCGTACATCGACGTGGGCGCGGCGCTGCCCTCATCCGGCCACGACTGCTACACGATGGACGTGGCCGGCGACCTGACATAAACCATGCCGCTGCTACCGCTGACCGCGCGCTGCACGCAGCAACCCACGCAGGCGCCACAAATCGACTGGTCCAACCCCATCACGCAGGGGTTGGCCTTCGCGTTTGCGCACGGCCCCGCGGCGATGGGGTGGTCGGTCAACGGGCAAAGTTTCATCCCCTACAGCGCGGCGTCGATGACCCCGACACTCGCGGGCACCGCTGCGAAATCAAACTCGAGCACCAGTCGCGCGTACCAGATCAGCGGCAACCACGGCATCACGAGCACGAACTACAGCCTGTTCGCGGTCGGCACGGCGTCATCCGGCGTGACGCAAAACGCGATTGACGCCGACAACAGCAGCCCGCGTTACTTCCAGTTCCGTATCAACGCAAACAAGGTCGAATTCATCCCGTTCAACACGAGCGCGGCCGTCACCGGCCAGCCCGTGATTGCCACGGCGCTGACCGCGGCCGAGCTGGCCCGCGGCATCCGAATGGGCGCGACCGCCAGCCCGACGCGCACGGCGGCGTTCCAGAACGGGCAGATTGCAACAGCCACGCCATCGAGCTTGATTGCACCGACTACGGCGCTGCCGCTTTCCATCGGTGTGCGCGCAACCGGCACGGCCGGCGGCTGGAACACCGGCGGCCTGGCCATGGTCGCCGGCTGGTCGCGCACGCTGTCGGACGCTGAAATGCTGTCCCTGTGCGACAACCCGTGGCAAATCTTCTGCGCCCCGGCACGGCGCACATTCCTGCAGGCGATCCTCGACGGGCTGCAGTCGCTCACCGTAATACCCGTGGGCGGCATCACGCTGGCCGGCGCCGCGGACACGCTGCGCTCGCGCGTTGCGGCCATTGCGGGCGGGCTCGTCATGGCCGGCACGGCACCGGCAGCGCGGCGTTCGTGCGTACCTGCACGCGTGTCGTGTCCGGCGGGCTCAAGCTGGGCGGCGCTGCGCTCGTGCAGACCGGCGGCGTGCTCGCGGCCATCGCCAGCTTTCTCAACATCCGCCGTCGGCGCCGCAAATAGGACACGCCATGCCCACACCACGACTCTACGACGCACGACTGCAGGCCGGATTCGCCGAGGGCCAGGTCGTCGGCAACCGCGATCCGCGCCCCGGCCAGTTCACCGACCTGCGCGCGAAGAAGGCCGCGCGCTTCGACCAGCGCATCGGCGTGGGCGCGAACCACGACACGGCCGCCACCATCACCGCCGACCTGCAGGGGGTGGCCACCTACGTGTTCCGTGGCAAAGCGCTGGCCGGCGCCGGCAAGTACAACCTGTACATGGACGGCACGGCCATCAACTACCTGGCCGGCAACCTGCTGCTGGGCACGACCACCGACGGCATGACGGCCGGCGGCTCGCTCGCCGTGGCCAAGGACTTCGCGCACCGCGGCACGCTCATCGGCTTCTACAACACGGCAC